ACGTGCTTGATGATTAGCTGCAGTAGCCCTTTGTATAACCGGGTCATGCCGCCTTCAGCGAACAGGCGCGCAATCATCTCTGTGCGCTGCTGGGCTGCGCCTATGGTTTGCTGGACTGCCATCAGCGTTGAGCTTTGTAGCGCGCTAGGGTCTAGGCCGTCTGCCGCTTTCGATATTCCGGTTCTGTTCTCACGGATCTCGTCCATATAGCCAAGCATTGGGAATGCTTCTTTACCTACGAATGGCAGCGTGAAAGGCACAACCGCGCCAGGTTGACGCATTCTGATTACGCCCCCGGCCTCATTATTCATTACGTCCTCCAAACTAGCTTGGCCTTCAACCACGCCCACCCTGGGGTGGGTAGACATAGCTAAACTGTCAAGAGATGCCCGCAACACTGCGGTCTTGATGCGCTGAATGTCCATTGTTAGGTCTGCGATGCTCAGACCAAAAAAGCTGTGCGGCTCTGGGTCTGGACAGAAAAAGGCAAACGGGATCATGTCTACCGGGTCGTTGCGCAGCACTTCATAGGTAGGGCCAGCGCAGCAAATCTTTCTAAGCTCAGCTACGCCATCGCCGTCCATGTCTATCTTGGCATAGGCTTCTACATACAGCACTCGCTGAATGAGGTTGTTATCCTCAAATGAGCTTTGCTGGAAACGCTCACGCGCCTCGACGTTAAATAACTCAAAATCAGTCTCGTTAACTGTGGCGTACTGCTCTACGTCATCAAGGTCATAACCCATCAGAACCATATCACTCAGCGTTACATAGGATCTGTGCGCAACCAATTCAGCGTCATCAAGATTGCGGGCTGTGCGGTTGATAACTATTTCTTCGGGGGGCACTGCCTCAACCTTGATCTTGCCGACCTTGGATCTGTGCGTCACCCGGACTGAGTGTGATGACTCTTGTTGGTCGCTGCTGGCCATCGAGGTCAGCAGATCAATCTCAATCTCAGGGTCTGAGTTGAGGGCGTTGAGCGCCTGATCGTCTAGGTTCTCAAGTTCATAACTCTGAGTCGTTTCGCTTTCGTCGTAGTAATATTTTAGGAAACCACTGCCCTTGACCAGAGCGTCCTTCATAGCCGCATAGATGATTTCTACAAAGCTCTGGTCTTGGTCTTGATTAAGTACATAGTTTACAAAGTCAGTGGCTTGCTTCGCGCCCTCTATGTCTTCCGGGCCTCGCGGGGCAAACTCAACCATGTGGTCAGAGCCGCAAAATATGCGCATAAGGCTTGGCAACATGGCCTGCACTGTGTCGCGCACGTCCATCGTCTGCGCTGTGCTGCGGCCTTCTTCGCCAGAGGCCAGTGCCTCACCGTTGTAATATTCAGCTGCAGTGGCACGCAGCGGGGAGATGGTGTTATCAATGAAATCAACCGCGTCTTCAATGGCCTGCGTAATCGCGGCCTGCAGTTCTTCTTCGCCCATGCTTGGGTCTTCTTCAATGAATTCTTCGGAGTCGTATAGTTCGGCCATTGTATTTTTCCTAGATGGGGGCCAACAGGCCGCCAATGGTTTCGCCAAATCTTCTTACGTTTTCTCTCTCTGCAGCGTCTTCCATGATTTGCTGATCAAGAAGGCTGCGCATAGGCTGAGTTGAAAATATTGAGTTTGGATTTTGTTGATTGGGCAGAGATTGGCTTTCCATGTACTGCTGCATTTGGCGCTGAAACGCCTCTGGGTTAACTCTGGCGGCTTCTGGTGACGGCGCTGCCATCGCCTGAGTGACCATGTCAACGGTGCCTAACAACCCTTTGCCAGCGCCCATAGCTGCCTCGGCGATTGCCGGTGCTATTTGACCTTGTGCGTATTCTTGGAGTTGCTTGCTAGGCCGATTGTCGCGCCGATACTTACGACCACCTGCGCGCCTGCGGTCCTTCTCACCCTGCAGATCTAAGTCCTCTGGCGGTATCGCCATAGCGTTGCCAGATGCAGTGGCTGCAGCTATAGCCCCAGCGCGGCCTAATTTCTTCTTGTCTTCTAAATACTTCATCACGCCGTCTAACCACTTCTGATTTGCAGCCTGATTGCCACCGCCCATAAGCACAGCGCCAACGCGCTCTTGTGGGTTGAGAGGCTGGCCAAACCTTGCAGAAGTTTCTTTGGTGACTACTTTGTTTGCAGTGTCGGCAAACATATCGGGGAACATAATCTCTAGTGGGATGCTTTCTTCTAAGCCGCCAGCATATCTGCCAGGGATGCCGTGAGAATAAGTATCGTGGTAGGCGTTTTCTAAAAGCGAAACGCCTGGCATCCCTTGTATGGTTGCAAAGCCACTGTCGCCTCTTATGGCATCTCTTAGCCCTGGCTCAGTGATTGCTCTAATAGTGTCTTCGTAGCTTGGGAAGCCATAATCGCCGTATTCTTTTTTGAGCGACATTCTGCCGACAACCAACTTGCGCAAATCAGACGGGGAAATCGCCTTGCCATTTTTTTGGGCTGCAGGCAATTGACCTTTTAGTTGCGCTAATCCTTCTACGGTTTCAACACCAGCAAAGTCAGGCACAGTGCCGCGAATGTCTTTGTTAAACCGGGCTATATCTTTCTTTGGCAGTTGCAACGCAGGCAATTGGCGCACCATAGCTTCAGCTACCATAGTGTTAAACTTCATTGCCTCATCACCCATGCGCGAATAAACGCCGCGCACGTCTCCTAACAAACCAGCCTTTGTTATCTGGTCCTGTTTCGCTTGCGCTGCGCTGAGCATTGATGCCCAGCCAAGAGGATCTTGTGTAGCGTAGGCATTCATAAGTGAGTAATTAGGACCGCCTTGCAGCGGTACCACTCGGTCTAGAGGCACGCCTTCTACGTTGTCTAGATAGCCGCCAGCAATACTTGCATCGCCTTGAATCGGCACTAAGATCTCGCCCTGCATAGACTCTGGCGTGATAATTTCGCGCGTTATGTCAACTTCAACGTCTGGCGATGCGCCAGGCTGCATACGCATTCTTTCTCTGCGGCCATAGGCCGTTTGGTCAGTCGCTACTGTGGCAAGATATTTCTCAACCTTGTTGCGATTGCCTTTAGTAAGCTCTTCGCCCTTTAGATACTTTGTTAGAGAGTCTCTAAGTACAGGCGATAATGACGCGGTGAGTATTCCTGCCTCTGCCTCTTCGGGAGAAGCCAGTAGGCCAGCGCCTACAGCTGCGGGCGCAGCGGCCTTAAAGCCAGCTTCTAGTAGCCCTGGAATCGCCAACTACTTGGCCTTCTTTTTACTTTGCTTTTTTTCTGCGGGCGCTTTGCGGGACATCAGCTTTTCAATGTCAGCGGCTGCGTCAGCTACGCCGCCCGGTCCCCGGCGATAGGTTTTATTAGACATCCAGCGAACCCCACATATGGTGATTAGTTGGAGATCATTTTACCACTCAGACAATATTCAGCCCTCGTCTGAGCGGCTTTTGCCAGTTAGTTGCTTGGCTTTTGCCGCCAGCCATAGAGATTGCGTCAGAGGCAAATGTGAGGCATAGCGCGTCTGCTAGGTCGGGAGATCGAAGGCCACGCTTGCGCATACCGTCTTTAGATTCAAGCTGCATCTTGCCGCTTGATGTGAATTTGTACTTCGCGCTAACCAGTTCGGCCAGCAAGTCATCATCTTTAGGCAGAGCGCAGTCGCGGGCCTCTAGCCACGCTTTCACCTTAAACCAAAGCTCCGCTCTCAAGTTGATATACGTCTGCTTGCTTGACGGGCTTTCGCTTGAGTTGATGCCAACGGCAGGCAGGCCAAGCTCTCTAAGCCGGTCACATACGCCACCACCAAGGCCAATGCTGTCCACGTTAATCTGCACCGGCTGGTTGCGCGGCTGCAGGGACTCATACTCCGCAACCACTGCCCCGGTGAGTTGCATTAGGTCCAAGCCCTGCCAAGTCTGGATGGCCACCAATTCGCGGCCTCTTCTTTTAGCCAGGGCGCTTCTGTCGCTACCAAACCGGCTCACGTCCAAGCCCCAGATCATAGGCTCTTCGTCGGTGATGATTACGTCCCTGCGCTGGGCACTCTCGACCAACTCTAGCGGGATGGCCGTATCGTCATCTCGCTGTGGGAATTCCCCTAGCACTCGGACCCGGTAGGCGTTGCTTTCTTCGCCAAAGCGCTTGGCCATCTCGCTTACATAATCATCGCTCACCCTGGGCGAGTCTATGCAGCTGACCTTGCGGGTCCACCAATCATTGGCCATTCGGTGATGGGTATCGAAGAAAAAGCCAGAGCTTCTGGTCGGGTTGCCTAGCAGAATTGTTGTTGCGTTTGCGCCACTCATTGAGCCAGCTGCCGCCTCAAATACGCTCTCAGGGATGCCAGAGGCTTCATCAGCCACTAATAAAACATTGTCAGAGTGGACACCAGCCAAAGATTCTGGCTGCTCTGAGCGGCTTGTCCTGCAACTTATGAAAGCCTCGCTGGGCGCTGCCTTGAGGCTCACTCTGTCGCTCTTAACCTCTAAAAGCTCTTTGATGGCCACAGGGCTTTCACTGATCCAGCGCTTAACCTCTGCGAACAGGGCATCAAAAAGCTGGGCACTTGTGGGGGCTGTTACAACGATTTTTACTGGGTAGCGGGTAAGCAAGTACCAAAGCATTGCCCAGGCAGCGCCAGTTGACTTGCCTATGCCGTGGCCAGACCTCACAGAAATGCTGCGCTCACCAGAGGCTATGGCCTCCAGCAACTCTATCTGCCAAGGGTCGGGGGATTGGTTTAGCACTTCTCTGACGAAGGCCACAGGGTCTGTGCGGTACTTTTTAACGAAGCCTATATATGGGTTATCTGCCATGCCATATTTTAACTTGTTTGTATGCGGTAAAACCCCTGAGAGGTTTTCCCACATCGTCAGAGCAATGGTCCGAGCAGAAATGAGCAGAAATGAGCAACGCTCCGAGCAGGTCAGGGATTCGTTATTCGTATATGTGGCGAGGGTTAAGCTCGTCAGTTGGGTTATGAAACGGGTCATCAATGACTTGGCCGTCAGCACTAAGGATTATTTCTTGTTTGATTAAATCCCTGACCATTTGATCTATCTCGTCGCTTGGGCTTCCGTCTACATAATCGCGTATCCAGCCAGTAACGTGCACCAGGTCGATAAACTTAGGCAACGGATCGTCATACCGAAATTTCTTAATATCAGGCGGGCTTACAGAGTAAAACTCATATGCAGCACCAAGCTCGAAATGCACGCTTATCGTGCCCTTGCGATACATTTCAGAGTCTTCTAGATCCACCTCGACCAACAAATCGCCAAACTTTTTACTTACCATCGTGCTGCTCCACAAGACCTTGGCGGG